GGATCACACAAGATGTTGCCAACCTGAATTTCTTCCATACGAGTAGCACCAATGCACATAGAAAAGAACACTTGTGTCGCATGATTTTTGTCAGGGCGTTCAGCAATCCGAGCTACTGGCTCAGTGCCAATTGCAAGTTTAATACCAGACTGAGCAAAGTACAGGACTTGGTCATCAGAGTTAGTATCAGTCTCTATCAATTGAGTGCGAACAAACGTAAAGCCTAAAAACGTATCTACTTGGCCCTGAACAAGGGCTTTTACAGTGTTATAATCACTTGAGGAAATTTCAGTTTCCGCCAAAAGATTAGAAAGCTGCTTTGCGTTAATAATGCAAACACGTTTTTGGTCTGGATCAGATTCGTTTGCATCTAAATTTTCTTTAGCTGCACGAAGTTTTCCAATGTTTAAGCCAGTATCAGCCGCTGGGCTAATGCCTACTTGAACGCCAACTGTCATAGAAGTATCAAATGCGGTAGAAGTAGATCCGTCTACGCCCGTAAAGGCAGTCCCGGTTGCTGCTTCAATAATAGCTGTGTCCATTGCGCGTCCCATAGCGTTTGCAGCAGCTTGGCTGTAAGGGCTAGTAGGGTCAATGAGCATACGAACACGGTCTTCATTGTCAATTAAATCAGCCCAATCGTAGTCAACAAGGCTAACACGCCGACGAGCGTGAGGTGTGTCCATTTGTGGCGTATCCGCATGGCGTGTTGGACGCTTGCGAGCAGCTACTGAACCGATTTGTTCAAAGAAGGCGTTTTTGCCAACGACTGATTCCATGTCAACGCAACCACGTAGACGAGAACCTTTTTGTTGTGACAAGTGGACAACATTGGCAGAATACTGCTCTACGAATGCTGTAGTAATTTGAGTGGACATAATCGTCCCTCCATCAAGGTTAAAACAGGTTTACATTACACGATCTTTGTAGGGTGTCGGTGTAAACCGGCCTATCCTGATGCGAGAAACAGTTGCTAAGGCGACTGTGTCGGTATCTTAGGCTTTTTCCTATCTGGCTGGCGGAGTTCTGGTTTCGCTAAACGCGGCCCCACAGTACGCTGGTCAAACAAGAAATCTGAAATGATTTTAACCTTTTCACAAATAATGTCAACATCATTCCATTCTCTGCTGGAGCAGTGTCTCGCTACCGCTTCCAGCACTCTTAACCGTACTTCAACTTTATCCAACTGCATAACCCCCTACAACATCAGTACCGTGCATCTCTTCCATTAACCCTTGCATGCGTCGAACCATTGCCGGACGTTCAAGGTTATCTTTATCATAAAAGGCTGGGTTGTTTTGTATTTTAGAAATCTCTTCTTTAATCATGTCGGGTGTTTTTGCGTGTTGTTGACCCCCTTCTAACGAGGTATCCCCCATCAGTTTCTCTCCTATTTGTGCAAACGCTTTAATCAACATTGGGTTATTGCCGGCACCAGTTTCAGCTAAAGCCTGCTCTAGCTCTTCTCCGCCAAATTCACGCACTGGCCGTTCTGCCGCACTAAACTTTTGATCATATGCGTTACCCCACGTTTTGCGTAGATCTGTCTGAGCAGCTATTAGCTGTTCTTCCGCGGAGTTAACCATGCCCTCAAACTGTGTAGATTGATTGCCTACATACCATCCGTATAACTCGTTTGCCTGCTTTTCTGATAACCCGACTGAATGCGCTTTCTCTTGGAAATCGTTTAGCTGGTTCTCGTCTAGAGCAAATCCATCTGGCATAGTAACTTCATCAAACTTGTAACCTGTTGCGTCTTCTGGCCGGCCTAGCTTGCTGTACATATCTGCCCACTCATCATCACTGTTTGGCATAACTAATTTGTCACGGCCTAGCATCGATGATGCGTTTACATACCCTTTAGCCAAAGATTCAACCGTTGAGTACTTTTGTAAAGAAGCGTTATCGCGCAACTCTTCCGGCAGCGAAGTGCGCCAAGATGATTCTTCAGTTTGATCAACCGTTCCCATCGACGGTGCCGGCGCGGCGGGTTCTTGTACTTCTTCAATTTCTTCACTCATTGTTCAATCTCCTGTGGCAGCGACATAAAGTCTGCTGGCTGATAATGTAAAAGGGATAGAATACGCAACGCACTGTTGCGGATACCCTCGTTAAATGCAGTAGCATGAGGATCGTTTTCAAATGTTGTGCCTAAAACAAACGAATTGGCAACGATGTCGTTTAAGACGCGTTTCCCTTCATCTGTCGTAAACACTAAACGGTAATCTTCACGCCGTTCAGTCAGTTTCTGTTTGTTCATTAGCCCATTTTGGATACCGTATCGAGGACTTCAGCGCCTTGCTGTGCTGAATCTAACCCTTGCTGCAACTGCTGTTGTTCAGCCTGTTGCTGTTTTAACTGCGCCATTTCTTCAGCCGACTTTAAAAGAGATGTAGGAACTCCAAACATATCTCCGAGCCAACGAATCGTGTCCTCGCCATTAATGACTTGGGCAGTTTCAGGTTGCATTTGTATAATAGGAGAAGCTATCTCAAACACTCTTAATAACCCATTAGCATCAGTTTGCTTCTGTGCCCGTGCGAGTGGAGATACATATTCTATATCGTATTCAGCGTCAGCTAGTATTTCTGGTGCTGGCGGAAATTTGCCTCTCCGCATTAAAAGTCCAAATACGCGAGTGACCATTGGCCCAAGCAACTCAGATTGTAACCGGCCTAGTACTGGCCCCATTAATCTTAGCTTTTCTTCTTGCCGCTGCAACACTTCTGTAGCCGTCATTTGCGGCCCTTGTTGCATTTGTAATTGATCAATGTAGAAAGCTGAACGTATTCTGCTCCTAACATCTTGTAGCATTTCTAATCCAATTGGTATGTTTCCGCCTGTTTGCAAAGGAGTTATAGGATCTGAACCCGCCCTGCGAAAGTTAAGCCCTCCAGGAACTGTCTTTACTGGGTTAAGTGCGCCATCATCAGGAACCATAAGGGGTGGGTCAACAATCTTTTGAGCAGCCTTGAGGATAGTCTTAGCCATTTCTTGCAACATTTTAACGTCTGGTAAAGTGGAAACCCCCGGCCCACGGCCATAAGTTTCGCCAGACACTTTTGCCCAGCGCGGAGCAACATAAGGCATTTCTTCAAATCCACCTTGCTCAAGTATATGTTTGCCTTTGGTTAAGATGTAAACAGATGCAACTGGTAAGTCTTTCCGTTGTTTGGAGCCGTGTTCAAAATCTGAGCGAGGTTGAACGCAATGAAGAACCTCAAATGTCGCATCTAGCTTTCCAGAGTCAATTGCCTTTTGAACGTCTTCACCAGAGTTCTCAATTCCCCAACGCTGGCTAATCTGCCGTGCAGTGTATTCAAATTTACGATATACTGTGTCAATAAACCCGCTCATGTCCTCTGCAAGGTAAATCTCTTTTAAATGTTTAGTGGAAAAGTTTAATTCTCCCGATTTAGGATCTTCACCAATAAACATGCCACCAGTTCCAAAAGCAGTCATATCTAAGTATAGTTCGTGGATGTGTGATGAAAATTGTGCTTCTGGTGCATTTAGTGCAACGTAAATTCGGCGTTCAATTTCTTCTAGCCATGAAATAACATCATTGTCTTTCATTAACTCTGAGTCAGTTAAACGCAGCTTAAACCATTTAGATGCAGGGTTTGTTAGCATGCCATGCAATCCGGCACCCAATAATTCATTAGCAACAACAGCAGTAGAATCTACAATACGCAAACCTTTGCGTTGGCCTCTAGTTACAGACTGCGTAAAGTCAGCACGGCGCGGGAATATAACTTCAGCAATTTCTTGCCAATGCGTATCCCAGTTACGGCGGTCACTTTCAAGTGATTCCAACCGCTGTAAATATTGCTCTGCTTTCATTTCTTGTTCCTACCAGATTTCCTTGCGGCTATAGCTACCGCCTGCTTTCGGGTCTTGCCAGCGCCTAATAATACTTTGACGTTGGACTTGAATATCTTTTGTGTTGTTCCATTCTTTAATGGCTTCATGCGCCCAACAATGTTTTGCGTACAACAGGGGCTTCGCTTAAAAGCCCGCGTGAACCTGTCAACATAGTTTTCTGACGGGTAGCTTTGGTTCTTGCGGGTGTTGCGGCTGCGGCGCTTCGCCGAGATTCTGTTTTACTTTTAACAGCCTTCTTCGTTGTAGCCGTTTTTGCGACTGTTTTCTGCGTCTGGATTGCCTCGCGCACGATTTGGTCACCCCCGTCACCTCCA